TACATGTCGAGCTTTTCTGCACTAGGACGCTTCTGAATGATAGAAACAAGCTGTCCGATTTCTTCATAAGCCTGTTTCTGTGCAGGGTGAGTCCAAGCTTCAGGTTCAGACTTAGCATCAATACCAACACGCTGACCAATACCATTCATTGCGCGACGTGGCAACGGTAAAGTCAACGAATTGCTGTTGGCATTAATACCAGTAGAACGCACTTCAGGGAAAGTAGCACGATTAAAACCAAGCCACTCACCAGTTGATGCGTTACTGTGATGGTAAGGAACGCCATATAATCCAGGCAAAGTTGCTGGAGTCGAGATACCACTGACAACAATAACGTCAGTAGCAATAGCACCAGCAATTGCAGGAGTTACAGCGACCTGCTTATTAGCAACATCCCACGAAGTAATAACACCACTACCACGAAGCGTTGCTAACGTAGTATCAAATACCTGTACCGTCTGACCATAGCGCATCAAATAAACGCCAAAGCCATCCGAATCACAAGTATAAGTATCAACACCACCACTGGTTGCAACATTGGAAATGGTACCAATAACACCAGTACCAGGCTGCATCAGCTGAGAATTAATCTGACGCTTCATCTCATCCATCGAATCTGCAACTAACTTACGAACTGCATTTTCAATGGACTTACGATCACTATCAGTTCCCCACTGAGCTAACTTTGTATACTCGATATTCTCTGACATGAATACCGGCTGCAAAGTAGCCTTATCCCAAGTCTGACCAGAACCTCGTCCTAAATCTCCACCATTGGGATTAAAGTACTGGAAGTTTCCACCAGGACGAAGCGCAATAGGAACGCGCATTTCCCGATTAGAAACCTTCTGTACATCCTGCCGGTTAATAGAATTATAGAACGATGCATCATAATCAAATGCGCGTTCTAACTTTGGAGTAACACGTTCTAACTCCAATGCTACAACGTCACTATTTCCAACTGCTGCCATGTTTTAGCTCCAAATCAATCTGGTACCACTTAAATCAGTGGCCGCTGTTAATACGAATGTACTAGCAGCATCATTAATTCCTACTGATGTTGGGTCAGTTGGATGTAATACAACACCTGTATCTCCTGTAGTTCCCTTGAGTGTTACTAACGTTGTATTTCCAGCAGGAAACAAAATTGTAACAGCAACAGAACCAGCAGGAGGTGTAATTGTATTAGCACCACTACTTAATACAACTAGATCTACTTCACCAGGAGCAGCACTACTCGTGGCTTCCTTAACAGATAACAAATCAATTTCGCCATCATCTGTTTCAAACTTGTTAATAAGTCGGCGAGTAGATGTAATAGCCATATTAATCCTAACTCAACAATTCAAATGTGGATAATCGTCCTTCGGGCCTAGACTCAGCTTTTCGTTCAGTTACTTTGTTTCTATTAACAACTTTCTTCTCTGCTATCGCAGGTCGCTGAGTAATGCCTTTTAAAGCTTCATCTCGTGTTTTACGGATTGCATCCCTAAGATTAGTTTTCGCCTTACCTAAAATAGCAGTGCGAATCTTCTTTACATCATCGGGCCGGTAGTTATTTTTACGAGCATTGGCCCACATTCCTTCAATAATTTTATTAAATCGAGCATCCGCTTTCATTGACTCTTTAACTGTATTTAAACAGTCATTAATCGCATTGCGTCGAACATAAGGTGACATTACATTTTTTGGATCAATGTTCTTATCAATAGTCGATTTAATCAAATTATCAGTTTTTTGACTTAATTCAGAACTAACTGTCTCAAACCTTTGTTGTTCAAACTGTTCTCGTTCTTGTTTGATCTTAGTAAGTTCTGTAGTTTCTACTGTCTTTTGTCCACCATATGAAGGTGGCTGTTGCTTGTTAACGAAAGCATACCGATACATAATCTGAGCTGCTGTTTTCAAATCTTCATTATTATGTGTATCAGCAGCCATAACCATTTCGCGCGCCAATTGATCTATGACAGATCCCACAACATGATAAAACGCGCCTTCATCAGTTTGCTTAAGAGCTGGAAGATAGTTATCAACAATCTTAGCAAATGCTGTTGGATCTTCCTGCTTAACGATTCCTAAAATTGGAGTCGTTTCGCCAGAAAAGATGGTATCCTCAAACTTTGCTAAAGTCTGACTACGTTCAACTGCAACCTTCGCATCCTCAATAGTTGGAAGAATTTCAGCATACTTTTGCTCTCGATAGTTAGCAGCAAATAATGCAGGAAATTCCTTCTTAATATTGGGATACTTAGCAAGAAGTTCTTTCATCTGAATTGGAGCATGGAACTCCAATTCTTCATCTTCCTGCTCTTCAACTTCTTCTTCAGCTACTTCAATTTCTTCTTCAGCTTCAGCCTGTTCTGTTTCTTGTTCAGGTTCTTCTACAACCGGCTCATCCTTTAAAAGATCAGTTTCCTCAGTTTCCTGTGGAGTCTCGTCCTTTAAAAGATCATACGAATTTGCATCATCAAGAGGTAGTTGGTTCTGAACTAAGTTGTCCGGTGTTGACATTTTTTGGTCCCCTATCTTCCATTGTTTGCTGTGGCTGCGGCGGAGGCTGTTCAATAGCCTGCATCATTTTAACAACATTCACATGCCGCATCATGTGTAATAAAACGTTTTTGTATCCCTGTGGATTCTCTACCTTAGTAAGTCTACCTTCATCAGACTTTAGCCAAATCTTACAAACTTCTGCCTCAAACATGTTGTTATCAACATTTGGCTCAATATCAACAGAAGGTTCTTCCTCACTAGTTTGTGGATTCACAAGAGGCTGTGACTGTAACAGCTCTCTAATTTCATCCATCTGCTTTTGTCTATCTTCTTCACCAGGAAGTTGGAATCCATGTAATCCTAATGCTTCTTGTAATACAGGTAAATTCTGTGGAGATGTAAGCGCATCCAAAATTAATGGATTGTTCATCTGAAGTAATGTCATAATTACTTCTTTCTTTTGCGCCCACGTAACAGGAAGTTCCTCACTTGTTTCTAATTCAATAGAACCAATCTTACCTTGCAATTCTGACTTACGAATTAAAACATTAATGAATGAACCATCCTCGTTTTTCTTTACGAACTTCTCATCTCCAGATTCCAAAATGCACTTGATGTAAGATGGAACAACTTTTCCAAAGATATCCTTCCACCAAGGACCAAGCATTTTCCAAATAGTTTGTAAACGCTGTAATGCTTGTGCACGCGACATAGCATACTGCGCTGCTGTTTTTGAACTATTTGGAGCAGCACCGCCAAATAAACTTGGCAATGCGCCTGAAACTAACTGACCAGCTTCTTGTACCTTTTCGCTAAATGGTAATACTTCACTACCAAGAGTAGCTGTTTTAATTTCATGGAAAGCATCCCGAACTGATTTACCAGTTAATGGCTTAGCTGGATAAATCATTCCAGGCATGGATTCCATTTGCTCATATGCCTTGAAGTTTAAAACTCCAGGGTCAGCAAAAGTTTGTGGAATACCATGTTCAATTGTCTGCAACGTAAGCGAAACAAGATCACGAGTAATATCCTGAATGCTTACTAATGTATTTCCTAATGGATCATGGTGTAAGTAATCCGATAAAGGATTCTTAGTTAATGTCCAATGATCATCCAAGTCCTCTGGACAAATATCAACAACTTCATCATTGATTCTTGTAATCTTGCAACCAAAGGGAAATTCTTTCTGTAATTCTTCTAACGTAGCCTTATCAGTACAATTATAAAATGCACATGGACGTAGCCAAGTTCTCGAATATGTTACAACATCTTCTGGAACTGAACCTCGATACTGAGTAGAAATGCGTGCCCAGTTTTCAGTTAAATCACTAGTTCCAGCCTTAATTGTGTTTCCCTTACACCACTTATCATATAGATCAGGAAACAATGCAATGGCTTCAACTACATTGATTTCCTTACTAAGTGTTAAGTATGGAATATCTTTCTGTGTCTTTGCGTAGTTTGGAACCTTTACGAAAAGACCACCATAAACTTCAACACATTCACGAGACTTTTGCTTAGTATTAACACCAACAAATCGTTCAACGATTACTTTTTCTGTCCTTAATTCCGGATCAACAAAGGCCGCGCAGTTTGGACAGATTAACTTTCCATCATTTAAGATATCCTGAATTTCAACATCATCTGCATCAGGATCAAATTCATTTAGTAAATCTTTAGATAACTTCTCATCTGCAAGCTGTGTTCCACAAACAGAACAAACAGTAGTTTCTACTTCCTGTTCTTCCTGTTCATACTCACTTTCTTCATATGTTCCATACTTCTCATCGCTATCAGTATAGTTATATGCACAGATAAGACCTTCTGTACAATAGATAAATAAAGCTTGAATCCAAAGTAACTGTAAATTCTGGTGGCGCCGAACCAAGTCCATGATTCGGTCCGAACACTTTGCTGTTAATAAATCTTCTGGATTATCAGCATCATCTGGAATAGCATAAACACCAGGAACAGTAATACTTAATGCCGCAATAATTGATTCTAAATATGCCTTGAATACATTAATATTCTTATCATAATACATCGCATCGCCAACACCATTTGGCGAGCTTAAAAACATTTGTGTATCCCAAACTCTCCAGTCATGCGCAGTTCCAGACTGCCAGAGATTTGTGATACCATCAAAGTAATACTTTAACTTTTTCCAATTACGCAGCTGCCTTTGACGGACATCTTGATCCTCTTTATCAAAGTGTTGAGCAATAGATGCTAAGGCTTTAACAACCTTATCATCATATTCTAAATTATCATTTGTCATTTAAGCAGCTCGTTTTCTAATTCTTCAGTCGTCTTTCTAATAGTTACATTAGCCCTTTCATTTTCTTCCATTAATCGTTTTCTTTCTGCAAACTCCAATTGTTGTCGTTTATGATCCCAAAGCTTTGGTTGAAAAATTGGTTCAGGTAACTGCTCATCTTCAACAACAGTTGGCTTATCAACAAAAAGAAACCGATCTAAAATCCGCTGCTTATCTCGACGTTCACTTTCTAA